TGGCAATATCCTTGTCGGCGGGCTGATGCACAACACCGAACGGCTAACCCGTGAGGCTATTTACTTGGCTTCATACCGGCTTGGTCGCCAACGTGGGCTGTCGTTTGACGAGGCAGTTGATCAAGCAGTTGCGGATACGAACGAATCTCTCGCCGACTACGACATTTCAAACCGCCCACGTTGGATGCAGCAAGGGCTTGGGCGCGTGGCGTTTCAGTTCAAGATGTATCCGCTGCACATGATCTTGCTGCTGGCTACGAACTTCAAGCGCATGCTGCCGTTCTTGAATGCAGAAGGTAAAGCGGAAGCGGCCAAAAAGTTCTTCGGCATCCTCGGCACCACTGGCATGCTTGCTGGCACCGCTGGACTGCCCATGTTCAGCGCCATGATGGGTGTCACGGGTTGGGCATGGAAGCAGATGAGCGGCGACGATGACTGGCCTGAAGAACTCAAGGACAAGGACTTCGAGACTTGGTTCCGCACTGTGTTCTTGAGAGAGAAACTTGGTGACGTGACCATTGGTGGCGTCCCTGTCTCCGACATCGTTGATCGCGGCGTCCTGAACGCGCTTACTGGTACAGACATTGCATCCCGTATTGGCCTGAACGACCTGTGGTTCCGCGATTCCAAAGAACACAAAGACGCGCGTAGTGCTGCCACTGCGTTCGTAGTCGACAACTTTGGCGGACCTATTACCAGCATCGTGCTTGGTTGGGCCGATGCGTATGAAGCATTTATGCTTGGCGATTACCAGAAAGGTCTGGAGAAAGCGTCCCCCGCAATCGTGCGCAACATCTTGATTGGCAATCGCTATGCCGATGAAGGTGTAAAAGACTACAAGGGCGCTGAGTTGATACCCAAAGATGAAGTCACTGCGGGCATGGTTTGGGCACAGCGGATCGGATTCCGCCCCGACAAAGTTTCAGTCATACAAGACATCAACTTCAAAGAGCGCGGCATCGAGCAGTCGGTGCTTAACGAACGCGCTCGGTTGATGAAGATGCTGAATATCGCTTACGACCAAGCAATAAAGACTGACGACTACGCGCGGTACGATAAATTAGTTGAAGAGGCTGTCGCCAAGTTCAATCGCAAAAATCCTGAAAATGCAATTGACGGGGACGACATTTACAACTCAATCACCCGCCGTATAGAAACGCGCGAGTCCGCAACTTCGGGTATCAACATAACCGAAAAGAACGCACGCATCGCCGGGGAGTTGGCCGACTTCCTCGAAGAAATGAAAAAGCCAGAGAAAACTGAGGCTCCAAAGAAATAAAAAAACCCCCCGGTTGTAGCCGGGGGGTCAACTCGCTTTGGAGACCAATGGCTGGCAACTGCGCGAAGCCAGCAACCCAATATACCTCATACGCGCCAGACGCGCAAACCTTTTATGCCGTCCTCGATAACGAGTTTGGTGGCTACTTTTATACCCAATCTGCGCGTGGTACGCTTTATGGATTCCTCGGCCTCCCGGTGATTTATGCAGGGTACAAAGAACGAGTACCCCACCCGGAACTTGGCCCAGTTAATTTGATAGCTGACTGTCTCCACCTTCATTTTGGGGCTGCACCTCAAGTTGCAGGAACTCAAAATTGGTCGCGTTAAAGCGCAGTGCCCGTACAGCGGGGGACACCAGCTTCATTCCCTTGGACATACGCTTGTTGACTGCTTCCTTGAATACGCCCGTGTCGGTGAGCAACTTGATGGTGTCCTTGTAGTTGATCTGATACTTGACGCAGAAGTCCTTGAAGCTCTTGGCCGTGATGTACAGGTCTTTGGTATCTGGCTCGTAACGTATCAGCAGTTCCCCCTTCGGCTCTTGCAACGGGAGTGCCATCAGATTGCTCCGCGCGTCTGCCTCCCCGTTAACCACCAGCGCATGCAGCAGGTTGTGGTTGATGTAGTCGCCAAGAATCGTGACCGGATTTGACTCCGGGGGTTTCACTTCGGTTCTCATTTCGTTCAGCATGTTGATCATCCAGTCGTAAAGGCGTTTCATGTCGAGGTCGATCAAACCAAGGTTCTTGGCGATCAGACCTCCGGTGATGTTGCATGCGGCTACTGCCGACCAAAAGCGTTCTTTCTGTGTTACTTTTAGTTCACGGTCGATGCGGGCCTGCACTTTTTTGAGCAGGTCTTTGGCATCTTCCAAGTTGTTGACGAGCCATTGCAGGTACGGCTCGGCTGCGTGCCCGTAGTTCTCGAACAGTTGGTGGTCGAACAACTGCTTGCCGGTGGACACGTCAATAATTTGCCTCGGCTCGATCTTGTATTCGAGCAGACGCATGTTCTCCCCGTCGGGGGAGTTCTTGGCTACGCCCAACTTCTCGTAGAAGCTGGCGTTCGACGAAGTAAGGGTAATCCCTTGCCAACGAGTATTATTAATCCGCATCTCGTTGGTTTGCGACTTCATCCGGTTTTTGCCTCGGCCTTGGCTAATGCTGTAGGCTAGGTCGGAAAACTCCATCGGGCTTGTGTTCGTGATTTCATCGACGGTGTTGGCGAGGTTGTTCATCACGCCGAGTTGGTGCATCTTGGCGTTCTGCGTATCTTTCCAGATGGAAGCCAAGTCCTTCGGGTGACCAATCACGCTGTTGCACATATACAGGGTGGTGGACTTGCCCGTGCCCGAGGTCGGGTAGATCAAGTTGATGATGGCCCCGCTCATGCCTGTGTACTTGAGTAGGGGGGAACCAAACCCCGTCAGCGCAGCAAACGCATTCGGCTCCAACCCCGGCAGGTTGTACATGTTGAACACTTCCCGCCCTTTCTCAAGACTGCCCTTGACGTGGATGTGTGCGGCAATGTCCTTGGTCGTGATTGACGGGGGGCTGTAGAACACTCCGTCCTTGGTAATCTCGCGCTCGCCGATGATGAACTTGCTGTCGTGATCGACCCATCCAAATTGAGTTCTCATAATCTCTGCTTTCTTCTGATACTGTAGGTTCTTGATGAACGAAGTAATGAAGCCAAGCAACCCATTCATCTGCTTGTCAGTCGGCACGACACCGTTGTGCGCAAGCATTTCGCGCAGCTTGTCCTTGACCACAACCGACGTGGCAGGGATAGCAAACTCCTTGATGCCGTCCTGCGGCAGATGAACACGCACCAGCGCAATCTCGCCTAGTTCGTTATGCTGCATGCGCTTGACGACGTACAGATCGTGTTCGTAAATTAGTTCCGGTTCGTCTTCTTCGTCCTTGGGCTTGCGGTACACACCGCCAGCCTTGCCCCGGAAGTAAGGGAAGGGGTACTCGGGGACTTGTACTACGGTTTTTTCGCCGTCGTCGGTAGTTGCTACTACTTCGTTATCGGTCTCGTCTGCCTCGGCTATTTCGATACCGAGCACGATGGGTGACTTGATTTTCCCTTTGTGGGGGCACCCGTCGCAGCCGGTTGGGTTCAGTCTTTCAAACGTGGCACAGGTATGCGGGGCTCCCTTGGAGACCAAGTTGTGTACCTTCGTATCTACTTCCGTCGGGTCGTAGTCTGGGTACTGGTTGGACATCAGGTGCGTCGCTTCGTTCCTGTCCACGCAGAACGCGGCAATAGAAAGTGCGGAGCGCCACAGCGGTTCCTCGATGTCGGCTTGGTTCTGGTAGCAATGCAGCAGTTGGTTGCACCCCTCTCCGTTCACCGACTTGATCATGATGGTCTTGAACCGCTTGACCTTGTTGGCAAGCAGCGCCTCCATCATGGGGCTCATGGAGTTGGGGATGAAGTCGGGCTTCTCCTCCTTGGGTGGTGGTGCGCCCAACAGCAAGCGCATTTCTTCGTGCGGGATTCGCCGCACGTTTGAATACAGCACGGACACATCAACGGGCTCTTCACCCTTGAAGTTGAACGTACCGGGTATACGCAGAATACGAGACGGCTCGAATACTGCGGAGTCGACATTCAGCCCCTTTTCGACACACAGTTCGCGCAGACGGTTGGCAAGCGGCACCCACTGTGCGCGGGTAAGCACTTCTTCCAACAGCCAGTACGCATGTATGCCGTACCCAGAACTGACCAGCACAGGACGCGGAAGGTTCGCAACCTTGCAAAATTCTATTAAGTGCGATAGTCCAGTGGACTGATCAATGTAGCCTTTGACAACACCGCGCTTGTCTGGTTTGGCTTTCTCTTCCCCGCAGTCAATGTCCACCCACAACGCCCTGAAATGCTCGGCGTTCTCATGTGTGCGGTTGTCTGCGCTGCCATACTTGGCGCAACCAAAGTAGGCATTGAAGCCGCGCCTAACCAACTCTGCTGTCTGGCGGTCTACCTCTTCTCGCGTGTCATAGAACTTCTGGTCTACATACCTACCGATCCCCACCACGCAGTACCTGCCCTCAGTCGGCAGCACTGCATCGAGAAGATCAAAAGTTGACATCTATTACTTTTTGGTGTGGAGTTTGATGTAGCGTTGGATTCGGGCCTGCATATCTTTCTCGGGGCTGGATACGCCCTTGAACCAGTTGTAGATGGTCATGCGACTAACGCCGAAAGCGTCAGCCACCGCCTGCACACTGATGTCTTTGCTGATGCAGACCCTGCCCAACGCTACACCCAGAGACTTGGCACTAGCCTGTTTATTGGCGAGCACCAAGTTCTGGCTGTAGCCATAACTCATGCTTACTCTCCGTCAGACCAAGCCTTGAGCACAGAGTCCAAGTCCTTCTTGGCGGCGGGCGCCTCGGCCTTTTTTCCCTCGCGCTTCTTCGGCTCGGCTTCCTCGACTTCAGCCTTGGGCGCTTCGAGCTTCGGTGCACGGCCAGTCATGTCCGCTTGGTACGGAGTCATGATGACCATTTTCTGCACGTCGGGGCGCGAAGCCAGCTTGTTCGTAACCTCATGCTCGGTCTTGTTGATAAACCGCATCGGCGTGAACAGCACCGACTGGTTATCGTTGTCCTCGTTGAAGGAAATCTGAGTAAGCACGAAGTCGATGCTCTTGCCGTTGTTCGAGAGGTACTTGGCGTAGTTCTCAAACGTGTGCGTGTTATCGCCGTGGCTGTCGCCGAAGAGCGACTTAGATGCGAGGTTCATCTGGTAGACCTCGCCTTGCAGCGACGTACCGAAGTCCTCCTCCAGCGCCACAGCGATGCGGCGGCTGTAACGGCATGCCTTGGAGTTGCCCATGCCTGAACCCTTGATGTTCTGGGGGCAGTCGCTGCACGACGATGCTTGCGGGTTGGCCGAACCTGCGTCGGGTGTGTCGCCGTTGTTGCTGAAGCAGTCCGGTGCGGTCGGCTCGGCATCGGGAGTCCACTGCTTCGCGTAGAAGATGCGGCCCACCTTGGGCGATGCGTTGACGATCACGACGTTCAGCGCACCCTTGACCTTGCCCATTTCTTCGCCACCGACCATTTTGCGGAAGATGCCGTTCTTGGGGACAAGACGTTTTGCACCGGACTTACCGGCGAGTTGCTTGGTGAGTTCGCTGACACCGGCTTGTTGCAGGAAGTCGGGCAGGTTCTGGTCGATAACGGTGATATTGCTCATTTGGTCCTCATTTGGAACGTCTAACAACCACGGTGTATTCGCTCTCTACGTTCAGGCCCATAGGGAGCAGGTCGGGATTCTCGGAAAGAAACTCCTTCATGTGTGTTTGATGAAGGCGCTTCTCCAGCAGCGGGAATGCGTCGTGTTCTTTGATGAACCGATACATCGAATCCCAATCATTCGTCCAGTACCGTGACTTGACCGAGCGAATGATCGTGCCAGCTTTTGTGCGGATGCTGTCCGCACCGATGTCTTTGCATACGACGAGCATTTCTTCCGCGATGACATTCATCTGGGCTTCCAGTTCAATGTCTTGCTCTTCGTACTTGGCCTTCAACTCCGAGCGTGCATCACGGATGCGGATGTACGCGGCAGCGAGGTCATCTAAACGGGGAGAGTTCTCCCCCTGAACTGTGTCGTTCATGTGTGGTCTCCGAGGTTGGGAAGCGTATTATACGAACGCTTTTTACACTGTCAAGGGGTCGGAAGAAATTTCTTCGCGGTAGAGGTCGACGATCTTCGAGTGGTCGTCGATAGCGCGTTGCAGCATTGAGTACAGCTTGGTCTCAATCGCGCTTCCCTTGATGTGCACAACCGTCATGTTGTTCTTCTGCCCCGGTCTGTCGATGCGAGCGTTGGCTTGCAGGTATGTCTCCACGCTGGTCACGGGAGCGTACCAAATCACGGTGTTTGCCGCAGTCAGGGTTAGCCCGTGGGATGCAGCCCGTGGCTGGATGATCAGCACTCGGGGGTCGGCTTGGTTCTGGAACTGATTGACAATATCGCTGCGCTTGTTGACGTTGACTTCGCCGTTGATCACGTCGCACGTAACGCCGTTCTTGGTGAGGAAGTCGCTGAGCAGTTTGATCGTGTGCGTGTACGGCACGAACACCAATACTTTGTGCGACGACTCCTCGATGACCTCCAGCACTGCATTGAGTCGGTTGGATACGTCGAAATCCACAACCTCTCCGCTGTCGGTGTATACCGAGCCGCAGGAAATTTGCAGCAGCTTGTTGATCTTGGCCGCTGCGTTGACAGCAGAAATCTCTTCGCCTGCCGCCTCCACCAGCATTTGCTTGCGCAGGGTGGCGTAGAACTTGGCCTGCTGCGGGGTGAGCGGTGCCTCGCGCTCCATGTACGTCACGGGTGGCAAATCCAGACACTGCGCTTTCTCAAATCGTATGGCGGGTTGCAGTGCTTTGTGTACGACACGTACTGATGTTGGCTTCGGCACCCACCGATACTGCGACACCTTGTTCATCACTAGGTCGCGGAACTGCCCGAAGAAGGCGGGTACTCCCGTGGGGTTGATCAGCTTCGCCAATCCATACGCATCCACAGGTGACTGCGCGGCGGGGGTTCCGGTCAGCATCCACAAGCCCTTGCTTGCTCGGGCTATGTCACGCAGCACCTTCCATCGCTCGGTCTGTGCGTTCTTGTACGCGGATGCCTCATCGACAACGATCAGGTCGAAGCCGCTTTGGATCACTTCGTCCTTGACGATGGACAGCCCATCGAAGTTGATGATGACGAACTCGGCTTCGCCAAGGATAATGTTTTTGCGCTTCTCTCTAGTGCCGTGAGCCACTGCCACGGTTCGATGCAGCGCGAACTTGAATAGGTCGTTCTGCCATGCCGACTTCATGATTGACAACGGGCACACCACCAGCACACGGTTGATAGCACCTCGGCCCATCAAGTAGTCAGCGGCCCAGATCACTGAAGCGGTTTTGCCAGTGCCCTGCTCGTTGAAGCAGAACGCTTTGCGGTTACTAACTAGGAACTCGGCTGTTTGCTTCTGATGATCGAACGGTTGCAGTCCGGGTGGGCACGGCCACCCATACTTCTCTAACGTCATTTTGCTTTACGCTCTTTCTTGCTAATTTGAGACACTAAATCGTGACCTGAGTTGCGCTTGAACGAACGGTTTGCCGATGCCGAAGAAACCCGAAGGTTGCTCTTGACCGTCTTGCCGCCGTTGGTCAGCGCACGCTTGTGGTCTACGTCCTTGCCATCACCCTTGTGCACCAGACCTTCGCGCTCCATCAAGCGTCTGGCCTTGTTGCGTTGGGCTCGGCGTTTCTTGACGGCTTCAGTACCGTCGTACTGCTCGTACTCTTTCTTGTACGGGCGGGGTTTATTCACATACGGCATCACTCTCCTCCAGTCGTCCGTAGTACGCCAGCATCATAAATGCTACGTGCTGGAAAAAATGTCTAAGCGACGATGCTTCATAGTCGCCAGATAT